GCCCACGATCGAAAAATTAAATTGTTCTAATTGTAATAAGACTGCTCTTATTTCTACAACGTCATACCAATAAGCGGTTGAAAGATTTTGTAAAGTATCATTCCATTTATTATAAGCCATTATTGAAAGAGTTTGTTTAATCTATCGACGACTAAATGTAAATCGTTGTTTTGTCTCTCAAGACTATGAACTCTAGCTCTTAACGTTTGTAATTCAATAGTTTGAGCTAAAATAGTTTCTCTTTGTGACTCAACTAAAGAAGCTAGTGGATTTTGACTAGCTTGTGCGTATGTTTTAGTAGGGAACGCCGTTTCGTGAAAGTCTTGAGTTATGGTAGTCGCCTGGCTTAGTATAGCCCGTTCAATTTTCGAGATAGTATTAATTATTTGTTGAGCGTTCGAGGTTTTATGAGCTAACGAGTTCAAATATTTATCAATATTAGTTTTAAGTTGATCGTATCTTCTTAAATAATCTAAAGTAGCACGAGTTTCAGAAGAAATATTACGAGTTCTAAGCGATTTAATGAATTGTTCGATGTTAGTAATTGCTGAATCCATGATTAAAATTTTATCGATTGTGTGAGTTACTTTCGAAGCAAACTACTAACAGTTAATTTTCGAACAGGAGGAACTACGGATCGTTTAGCACCGGGTAAATTAGCTTTATCGACTCCATATAATTTGGTGGTACCGAGCCATTGGGTTTTATTTAAATGTCCAAGTGAATCTAAAATAGAGAAGGCGGTAGAAACTTCTTTAAACGATCTATTTTCTGCCATCATATTAGCTGAAATAGTGCGTTCTATTCCACATTCTTTTATCTCTTTTATCTTATCGCGGTAAGCTATTTGATGCTCAGTAAATTGCTTATAAGACGAACTTCGATTAGCAAGAGCTTTTAAGGCCATTCTAGTAATTGAAGGATAACAGCCTGCACGAGAAAAGGTGTCGCCACAAAATTCCCCTCCTTTACCTATAGATGCTTTAAATTTTAAATTAGTAAAAAGTAATAGCTCAGCTTGAAAGTCTTTATTATATTTAATATTAACTTGAACTTTACCAAAATCATCACCTTTACCAGTTTTAACAGAAGGTCCAACACCGTCTACGATCTTGTCACTAGTTACCATACTGGTATTTGAATTGCCTAGAAGAGTATCGGGGAAACCGGAACCCTTCTCCCCGTTAGTCTTCCCTTTAAATTTTCCATAGCATGTAAAAGTAGCTGGATCTCTACATCTATAATAAGAGGCTATATACTTGTTACTTACACCTTGAAGTCTACGACTTTCTTTTTCAATTTCTACAGTGTACCAATTCTGATTAGCATCAAACTCTTCTGCATCAGTAATAGCTGTATCACAACAGCTAGGCAACTTATTAATTTTCCGAGTCAATTTTTGACGAAAAGTTTGAAGAGGTTCTAGGTTATCGTAAAATACACCGTCTTTTAAATTCTCATGGTAAAGGAAGTTTATTAAGCGCATCGTTGGTATATGCTCAAAATTAAACATACTTGGAGTTTGAGCAATCCCCTGACCACCTTTAAGTAAATTTAACTTACCATCTTTAATAGGTTTAAAAATTTTTCTATTATGAAAAGCAATGTTCATCTTAAACCTAACAGTTTTCTTTTCCTGCGATAGTCCACGTTTAAAATAAAGTCTAGTCCGCATATCCTTATAACATTTGGCTTGAATAGTAGCTCGATCGTGTACTCTCATGGCCAATGGATTTCGACAGTTTTTCCGATAAAATTCCCTAGTTATTTCGATAGCATGATTTTTTCCTTCAATACTAGGTGGTTTACAAGGTTTCTTACTTAAATATCGTGATCCTGCAATGAGAGTTTCTACAGGAGTAGCATTAAATCTATTACCAAGTCCTAAAGTAAATGCTCTTGTTGCACGATTTTTTTCTCTCTTGATTTTCCCAGCATGAGTGCGTTCGAAAATAAAACCAGTTTTAATTAAGTACGTTCCTTTTTTAAAATTTTTAACTGGACCTTTCACTGCAGAGAAGATGTTTAGCTGGTTATAAGTAGTTTTAGTTTTAAAAACTTCACTTTTATCAATAAACTCTGGCGTTAAATAAGAATTCTTTCCGAACTTCAAAGTTTTGCGTTTTATAGGGTTCATTTTTTCTAAATCAGGAAGTTTTCTGTTCGGATTTAATACCCACCTAGTTGGTAAATTAGTTGAGTGGCGTTTTAAATATAAATTTTCTTTAGGATCTGTGGATTTAGTAGCTTCGGTTCGTATAAAGGTGCCTCCTACTTGTTGTTCAATAGGTTCATAAACTTTTTTATCATCTATTAAATCTAAATATTCTACTAAAAACTTTCCAGTTTCTTCAATAAACGTAAGAGGTTTGGTTGTTGTTGTATGTTCAGGACTAACTCTATACGTATAATCATTATTGGGAACCTCTTCTAAGATAGCCTTTATAACCGAATATTTCCACCCCTCAAGATCTTCTTTAGAAAGTGCATGTTGCTTTACTACGGGAATAATTATGGCGTTCCATTTAGACTTATCATCCTGACCACGTAAATGCTCTCTAGCTGTATTATTAAGTTGAACCTTTTGCAAGACGCTAGAAGCTTTTGAAAAATACTTAAATGTTTTAACCACGACTCTAAGATTTATGGAATCACAATACTGCAAGAATTGAGTTATAGTACAAGCTCCAACAGGTTTCTTAGGTATCGGTTTCTCACCCAACCCAAGATTCACTTTTAAAAATTGTCTATAAGTATTATTAGCTAGTTCCTTTTCTAAAATATCTGAAGTCTGTTCAACTAAAGCTAAAAATAGACAATGTTGATAGCTATTAAATCTATCATCATCTAACAAGTCATACTTAGGCTGACAAGGTCGAATTTTATCTTGGAGTTGAGCAATATTGTCAAATGTCTTATCTACTTCAAAAGTTTTCTCTTCTGCTTCTTCTAATAAAGTTTTTTGTAATAACATAGTTTTTTCAGAGGGCGGTTCAAACCTAGCTACGTTTACAAAAGTAGGCCAAGGGGCATCTATTAAAGCTTGTACTTTCTCGTCCGTTTCTATGCCTAAATCTACTTTAATGCGAGTGGGAGTAGCGTCGTTTTCGTCGGTCACTACAAAATATAATTCATCTCTCGATCTAGAAATAGCCACAACTAACATACCATGAACTCCAATCAATTCATAATCAGCCGCTACAGCAGAACAGGCTACATTATCATGACTTTTCCCTTGTTGTGATCTAACAGTATGCTTCTTATCCTTTTCTGCGCCAAAAATGCTAATAGTTTTCTCACAAAAGGATATTTGCTTAAAAGGGGATTTTTCCTCAGCATTTCGTAATTGCATTTGAATATCATACATTGCTTTAGTCATGAATTTAAATGGCTTATAATCAGTTCTCTTACTAATCATTTTATAACCTCTACTGGCATTCATAACTTTAACTGTAAAGGGGTTATTCCTAAAATTGTAAATCAATCTATGATTAGTCATCGATTCTCTCTGCAAAGGATAATCTTTCCTACATATACTAATTCCTTCGGACTCTTGAAGAATAGTTTGCTTTTCATCTCCTATAATTATAACTTCGCTAACACCTAAGTAAGCTGCTAATAAAGTCATTATTTGAGCATCAAAAGCTCCTTTCTCTTCTACAATTAAGACATTAATATTCATAAGTTCAAAACTTTTCCAAGTTGTCTTAAAAGTAAAATCTGGTCGTTTAGTTCCATCTAGAAGAGTTACATTAGAATAGTCTGCTAAGAGTTCCGAAAAAGGACTTACAATTGCAACAGTATATCCTTGTTTCTCTCTCAAATTTGCCATTTCTCTAGCAATTACACTCTTTCCCGATCCAGGACCTCCTTCTATATTATGGGCTCGGACTTTAATTTCAATTCCTTCCTCTCGATGAACATTCAAAAATTTTTGAGCTTTTTTAATTGCTTCTACGGTGCTTGTAGCATTTTGTTGTTCATGCCAAGCTTTAGCATTTAAAATATGGTTATAAAATTCACCAATTGCTTTTTTTGGAATTTTCCAAGTTGAAAGTTCATTAGGACAACTAATACATTCCAATTCTTGTTCCCCAAATAAACCTGATTTACAAAGAGCACACCATTCACATTTTTCTTTCTTTCTAACATCTATCATGGGGAAAGTAAGAGTGATTTCTTTTCTTTTCGGAAAAGGTGGTTCTAAAGCTTTAGCATTTTCAGAAATTTGAGAAGTATGAATAGGTTTGGCAGCTTTTTCTAAGACCAACGGAGGTTGATAGACGTCTTTAACTATTTTTACAGTCTGCTTCCCATCAATAAGCCAATAATAAAGCATAACTGCGCTTCCAAAAGTGCCGAACGAAGCTAAATTCGCAATACCTTTTCCCAAACATTCTAATATACAAGTAATATTGCGTTTATAGCCAGTTATAAATTCCGTGTCTTTAAGTAAACTCTTCCCAATATTTTTTAACCGATAAGTCTCTAAAAGTATACATAGAGAAAAATTAATTACTTGCTCATCTTGTAGTTCCCAAGAAGCTACCAATTCAGTACTATTAATCGAAAGTCCAGATCTAAGTCTAGAGACGGCAGTAATCACAGTTTCTAAGTCTAAGCTCTCAACATCTTCTCCTAAAGCCCACTCTAATGCTTCAAAAAATTCGCGCTTATACACTGAAGTATAAGTTAAAGTTGATTTAAAAGCTTTTGAAACTGGTGACCATGAAGCATGGAAATCTAAAATTTCAACACCCTTAAAATGTTCGGCTACGCTTATTTGATGAACTAAAACTTCCACTCCAGTGTTTACACTAAATTTTAGATGATACATTTCGCCGAATCTAGATACTACTTCTCTATCTACTACAAAGCCTTTTCCGTAATGTCGACCTCGTGTTAGCCATTTCGACCAAGTATGCTTCGAATGTCCATAGCCATTTTGAAAGCCGTTTTTCCAAGTAATAAAAATTGTGGTCAAGTGTTTTTTAATATATAATCTAATAGCTTCAACAGCCTTTGTAATAAAAAAGTCAATCTTTACTATAGAGGCCAGTAAAGAAATAACCATAACAATAGGGTTTGCTGATGTAGCTAAACCTAAA